GCGTTAGTCAAAGGACCCCTCTCAGCGACATGGCCAAAAGAAGAAAGCCAAGATTCCGCCTCGTACCAAGTCGCCTCAAGAAGGAGACAACCCTTATACGTAAAGCGGATAAAATTCACAGAGCGATGTGCTCTGCGCTTTTCGTTTTTCTTGGTTTTACTAGAGTTGTGGATGCAGAACTCGAAGCGTTCACACGCGGCGAGCTCGTCAGCAAGCGATTCATAATCTTCGTTTAGGAACATAATCAATCGGCCGGTGACATCAGAGTTTTGACCATTACTCAACTTTTCGAGGGTATGAGTGTCAATACTATAATTGCGACCATGAAGAGTCTTACCCATGTATGGGATGAGACTTTCAGGGAAAAGAACGGTCACGCCAGCATAAGGGCTCTGGCGCGCCTGTTGGAAGGTATAATGAGTACGCGCTCCGTTAATAGCCTCAGCAAGCGCTGGGGTTGTGGCGAGAGCGCGATGGTTAATATTCATCAGACTGCTAAGCAGAGAGTTAGTCTCACGGCTAGCAAAAAGGACACCAACTAAAAGAAGTAGTGAGGAGGCGAGATCAAACGAGAGTCGACCAATCGTAAGACAATTCTTAACGAGTTGGGACTCACGATTATCGCCAGATTCACGCTTCAAGGTGTCGCGCAGTTCAAGATGCGCATGGATATTGAGAGCAGCGGTATTAATGGCACGAACGTCATTAATGAGCGCTTCAGCTTGTTGAACACTCTTATTCATGTAAAGAGTGTCCATAACATACCAGAGGTAGAAACCCACTGGTATGGGGGAGAACCAAAGGCAGAGTACGAGAACTCGCACTATCCAATGGGTGAAAATCACAGCGGAGAAGAGCAATAGCGGAAGAAGCAAAAAAGTCCAAAGTGCTGCGAAAGGCCAGCCCACAATGTGGACTAGCTCCTTAATAGTTTGATGCGCAAACTGGCGAGGGGGACGTTCATCCCAAACTTTCAATACGTTTGTGGTGAAGTTCTCGCAAAAGATTGCACACGTTACTACAATTGACTCACCAATACCAAGAGCAGGATTGGTGAATGCATGGAACAAACCGTTAAAAAGGGAAAGTAAACTACCCACAGAAAACAGCTTGAGCATCTTCGAACGAACGAAACGCTTAACGTCAAGGTGGCGACTGAGGTTTGCACGCCAGCCCTCACCATGACGCGAAAGCGTATCGAAAATTGAAGTCTCAACGAACCATAGAGAAATAGGATTCTCTACGCTGATCGGAACAACGGTAAGCGCGTTTCCCTCGCGGAAAGCGCGGTGGGTACCGTAATGACGGCAATAGACGTCTACAAAGGGAGTAGAAGTCAAAGCAGAATGCACACCGACGAATATCAGTTGCGCGAAGAACGTATAGTAGTTAACCACTACCCCTACGTAGGTTAGGATATGCTCAGAAACACTGAGCACTGATACAATAAGTATCAGGTGGTTGACGACATGAATAAAGTTCATGAGGTCAGGGTGCACGGAAATGATTTCCACGGCGGCGGCAAGACTCTGAACACAGAGTCCGAAAATGTAAGTCGCAATCAACTGTCGGAGCGGGTAGCCACGAGCAACAATGACACCAATAGCCACAGTAGACAAGCCAGCAACAAAGAGGTAGCAGCGAACGATGAGCTCGTTCCCAATGTAAATAACAATGGGATAAAGAGCACTAATCGTGAAGCTACCGGTAATGAGGGTAGTCCGGGTGGGATGGCGCAGATGTTGCTCACGCAAGAGCTGGATCGCTCGTTGGGCAAGGTAAAGGCATCCGAAGAAGAGAAATGCAACAAACAGGCCGAGGCCTACTTGCAGAGAAAAGTCGACAGAATAAAAC